GGCCCTTGGGTTTTTCTCCCCAGAAATACCAGTTTCCTTATCTTGACGACGCTGAGTTCCCACTGCCTTTACAGCACGAGACCTAGCACTCATACCCTTTTTATTTTCTGCCTTCTTAGTAGGACGAGGTAGTGCCCGTTTCTCAGGGTCAGCAGCCATGCTGAATGCTTCTTTACGAGTGTCCTTACCATCCGCTTTACCACCCTTGGCACGTTGGATAGCATTGTGAACAGCACCAGCGTGTTCCTTTGAACCGCTTTCTACTTTGCCGTCGCCATCATGATCTTTTTGTGCCTTCTTCTCATCGAGATAAGGACTACGCAGGTCATCAAACGACTGTGCCCAAGGATTGCTCATCTTACAAACGTACTGTACCGTAGTTTTATTTATCAAAAATCCATTGCGAGAAAAAATTTATCTACTTCTTTTGCCTCAGAAATCCATGCTCTAAAAACTTGCTTATCCTCAGTCATACAAATAAGATGGTTTGCTCCGCGCCGAAATACTTGACCAGTCTTTCCGTTAGATTCAATCATCGATCCATTTTTGAAAATATCACCGGCAATATATTGCTCACGAATACTACGCTCATCCACAGGAATAACGTTCAACATTACAAAGTTATAAAGTTGACCGTTTGCTTTGAGTGCTAGTTCTGAGATTTCTTTTGCTCTTGATTGTCGTACAACGATACTAACTGAGTCAAAACCGTTTTCATAGAGGGAGGAGAGGACATCGTAGATGGTCTCTGCATTTGCGTCGTCAACAAAGGAGTCGCCAATCTCAGGATATGCATCTTTTAGTTCTTGAATGTTAGTTTCCCTACTAGGGAAAATGTAGTAGTAGTCTCCACCAGAAACTTCCTCAACTGCTTGAAGAATGTTTAGGGTAGTTTCATCATTATCAAACTTATCAAAAGCAATAGTCAGAGGTTGATCTCTACTGACTTGCTGAAGTGCTGCTTTAGCTTGACCATTAGTAGAATTAGGATTGGCGTCGGCAGAAGAAGATCCAGTTGCAGAACCCGTTTGGTTAGGACCGTCATCACGACTACTACCTTTACGAGCAACAACCGCAGCAGCAGAAGATCCAGAAGTTCCTAATTCATCTTCTTTCCCAGCACGATTAGAGAACATTTCAAGTTCTCCACGTACTGTTTTTGCTTTCAGTACACCAGTTCTATCGTACCAATCGCCGTGACCGTCCCCGACCAATCCCAGACGCCTTGCTTCCTGGGATGCCTTGGTTGTTCTTGCTTCTACTATGAAAGATGAGAACTTTTTCACTGATTTTTCGTAAGATCTCTAAGTTATTATTTTGAACAAACACCATCAGTGGTGCTTGATACTGTTTATATTTATCTTGTGTCTGCAAGATAGCATACAGAAACTTTTGAAAGTCTTCAATACGTTTCCTATTAGTCATCCTACGTTTACCAAAATCCTCTGCATAAACGTCAATAACACTGTCCAAAAAATCGATCATGAGTCTCCTGAAAGTTTCATAGTACCTGCAAATTTATAAGATTTGAACTTATACCGCATGTTGAATAGTTTAGTAGATCCAGCACTTACCTTGATACTATTGTTACCTGCCTTCACAAAAGTAATGCTTTTCGTATTGAGAGCATCCATTTTACTGTTAGCAAGTGGGTCCATTCCAACAGCATTATAGCGTCCTTTTTCCCCAGACCCTGTTACTTTGATGTATGGTGGGTATGCATTTGTTGCATCCATCCAACTGACAATCAAATACTGTCTACGTGCCTGTTGACTGGTAATATTATTGAGTTTAGTAAAGAGTTGATCTCTACAATATGACTCAACTAATTTTCCTTTTTCATTTAGAACTTTGAATGCAGGATCCCCTGCTTCTTTCCACTTTCTCATCTGCAATGCTCTATTTGATTGTGTCATTGCAGCAAACTCAGGGTAGTCTTCTAGTGCTTCCTCTTCTGATGCTTGAACATAAGCAGCAAGATTCAACCCCAAATCATTATCAACTGTACCTACACCAGGGTTTTTGAAACCAACATCACCTGAGATGGTTGACTTAGCAGACAATCCTAAGAATCCTCCCAGAGCATACTGAACGAGTATGTCTGCTGGAAACTTTACTTGATTTACCTTGACACCTACTATAGGTAAGAAATCAAATCCAGGTTTAGCAGTCCAATAAACACTTTCTATCTTTGTACCATATCCTTTTCTTTCTGCCATCTTGATAAATTCTTTTACCATTGCTTCAGCACGACCTATCTGATCTTTATACTCCTGAGTAGACAATGCTCCCTTCTTTCTATTGAAAGTTTGTTCAGTTATACGATCAGGAAACTGTTCTCCGCTCAACAAATAAGCACACCAGATCTCATTGACATCCGCTAATCTAGTATTATCTCCTTTAGTCATTATATCATTGATTTAGTATCTTTCTTTGTTATATATCCATTACCATCAAAACGCTCAAAATCTGGAGTGTTAGATCCAAAAGTTTTTTTGATAACTGCCATGTAATCATCATTTACTTCAAAACCAGTAACTTCTTTCTCAAAGTTTCTTCCAGCCTTTGTACGTTCCCTATTTGCAGAAGGAGTTTTTAGTTTATTATCTCTATAGAATGCATCTCCATTGCTCTGATAGATGTATTCTTTTGATGCCCACTTGTACTCTCGCAAATCTTGCCATGCACTGTTGGCAGTTTGATGAGTGATAGACCAACGTTGCCAATTTGGGGTATCAAAAAATGCCCAGACATTTTCCTCAGGTTCTACTGGATGTAGATTATATTGCTTGGCACATCTTAGAGCAACGTACTGATATTTGAGCATAAAACTCCACGCCCAATGCCATTGCTTGAGATTAGGTTGTTTTGTGTTTAGCACAACATTGACTGAGGGAGCCATTATTTTGATATTTTGTTCTGGAGTGTTTAGTCTAAAACTAGCATTACGTTGATCTTGTGTATAGATAAAAACTCTACCCGTACCATATATTTGATCACCTATTTCACCAGTAACAAAAAAATTATTAGGATCATTTACATATGGGGTAATACAATCGTCATCTCTCTTTTTGTCTCCCGAACAAATATGAGAACTATGAGGAATTTTATCTGAATAATTATGCTGGACAGGTGTTGCCAAACTATGTTTTTGGATATCTTTATAACCAGTCGCACATTCTGCTATAGATCCACTATCAAAGTGAACCACAAAAGGAATCTCTGCTCTTATAAAAGCATACAATACTACTGTACTATCAATTCCACCAGACCATAGTAGGTTTATTGTTCGACCACGTGCTTTCTCAACTAAGATCTCAACGGCATCCACACATACTTCTTCCACAGTCATATCAGTGAAGAAATTTTCTGGCAGTGGTGATAAAATTTTATATTTACGCTTAGTAGGTAGTTTATCAGCCCTACAAACAAATCTAGTATTGTAATAACAATTGATATATTTTTCGTGTGGATAAAATTTCATTCCCATTCGTAACGGAGAAGACTTATCCCGAATCCTATCTGGTAAATATTCGGATCCCCAATGCCATGCAGCATGCATAATATATTAGTAGATACAAAAAAACCGGGACAGATGCCCCGGTTATTTATTACGGTATAATCCCGAGGATTACTTGGTGTTCTTGATACTATCAAGCAAACCATCAGAGAACATGTCCGAGAACTGATCGTACAAGTGTGCAGTTGCATCCTTGAAACGTCCACGTTCTGCGTCAGACATGGTGACAACAGTGATATCTTCTTCTTTACACTGAGATTTTACAACATCGATGTCTTCAACAGACCAGACACGCTCAGCACGTGCTGCGTCAAAGGACGCTGCTTCGATTTTTCCTTTCAACTCTTCGTCAAGAGTCTTCCAGAAGTCGCTTGCAACGATGATTGAAGTAAGGAAGAGACTATGCTCTGCGTCATTGATAGTGTCCATACACTCGTTTTGCTTCAGACCGAAGAAACGAGGATAGGTAGACTCACCACCAACAATAGCACCTTCTTGAACACCTTCATTGATCTGTTCAAGTTCAATTGGTACAGGGACTGCACCAACTGCTTTTAGGGTCTCTTGAGCAATAGGAGACTTGTTACAACGGAGATGAACTCCTTCAAAATCTTCAATTGTGGGTAATTCCTTGTTAGCAGGAATCATGCGGAAACCACCAGAATAGGTGAATGCAAGACCCTGAACATTGGAATCCTTATTTAGTCCGTCGAGAAGAGATTGCCCAACCTCACCTTCCAGAACATTTTTTGCGTGGTCATGGTCACGGAACAAGAAAGGCATATCAAGTGCCCACATGTCCCGGTGATGCTTCCTACCAAGTGTAGACGTATACATCTGCGACATCTCTACTTCACCAGTCTCCATCAATTCAAGGAGATCATGTTTGGTGATTGTAGCGCCACCCTTATACTTGTCCGAATACTCAGAAAGAGTTAGAATTTCAACGTTGAGTTCTCCAGGAGCACATGCTTCCATGGAAGCTTTGAAACGCTTTGCTGCTCTGAGGAACAATTCAATTGGTTCATGAGCAAGAACCCAGCGAATTGTTTTCATTGGATATAAGACTCGATTACATGGGTATTTATAGAAATTTATTAGATAACTACGCGGTCACCAGCAGTAGTGGTACGACGGTTCCAATCACTACGGTTCCACAGACGCTCATGTAGGAGGTAAAGTGTAGAGTTGATTACTAATGCCATCAGTCCAATAGTAAGACCCTTCCAAGGATTACCGGAGACGATCCAACCAATCAGTGAGTTGGTAACCATCATCCAAGAACGCCAGGTGACCGCTTTAGCGATAGTCCGAGGAAAACGCTCGAACCACTTAGGGGATGCGAAAGACATGTTGATAAAAAATTACTATTATTACAAAGACGATCTTTACTAGAGGCAGCATCACTCCTCGTTTCTATACCCAGTATTTTACTATCGGATGAACTTGTTTGTCAAGTTCATGATTCTTAGGATACTGGTGAAGAAGAGCAATTGATTTATTTGCTCTTAGTTGAAAACTATTCAATTGGTTAGGAGATTCACCGTCTCTATAAGAGTAGATACAGTGAGGCAGTTGAGTTCTTTTTATCTTTTCGTTATGATAAAAGTCATCTGTTCCAGCATAATTTGTCACAAATTGTTTAGGTGACTGCATGAAATAGTTGTGAACTTCTGTTGCGTCCTTCCAAACAATTATAGATGAATTATATAGGGATTTTTTAGGATTACGCATTTTGAATGGAACTCCTTTCCAGGTAGAGTAGACTAATGCAAAGTTTGCATCATGCTCAAGAACCCCAGATATATCCCCATGTATGATAACATCAAGATCAAAAAAGATTTTCCTAGTATAAAAAGAAATATCTGGATGAACAAACATTTGGATCTTCCACCATGCTGGCCACCAGTTTTCCCAAGTTAGATATTCAGATACATCAATAGAAATAACATTGACTTCTGAGTTGATGTTTGATGCGTCATCAGTAAAGCAATAAAAAGGTGCATCTGTTTGAAGACGCACCATATTATAAAGTTTGTTTACGTATTGAGCATCAAATTTGTTACCAATTTTGATACATGTGATGCAGTAATCAGATGTCACCTTGCTGACGATTCTCCGAATAAAACTCGTTGAACGTACCCTCAGGGAAACGTGCTTCTAGTTTCTTGACGTTTGTATCTAGCACATCATTCATGTCAACATCCAATGCCAGACATGCTTGTGCCACATACCACATCACATCCCCCAATTCTCGTTTTAGGTGGTACAAGTTTTCTTCATTAGCAGGTTTGCCTTGGAAAATCATTTTCTTTACGATCTCCATAAACTCACCACCTTCAGCAGAGATGCCTACAGCAGCAGTTAGAAGACGTTGGATTGCAACATCACCACCAAGTTCTTGCAAACGGTAAATGAAAGCATCAAAATCTTGAGATTCTTTGCTTGTCACTCCGTTGACAAAACGTTGATAGTTTGTAAAATTTACTCCCATTTGAAATCGTCGAATTTAGATTTAGACTTAGTGTTGTCTTCTTTTGCATTGTACTGCACTTCTACGATATCGTCAACCAGGTCATCCTGTGCTGTCTGCTCGCAGTCGTACAATCTCATTTTGGCACGGTCAATCCCAACTACAAATCTCTTGTTCATATTGATATCGTTATAACGATTCTTCAACTGCTTGACCATAATTTGATTGAGTTGTTCCATCTCCTCTGTACTGACCAAAGCAAACATAAGATCGGCAGTAGCAGGAAGACCAAAAGACTCTGAAGTATCTGTCAGGTTAGGATCAGAACTACCATAACCAGATCGTGTGGTTTGAGTAGCAGAGACAATAGGAACACCCAACTCCACTGCTAGACCACGCAGTTCTTCTGCAATCGCCTTCACATAAGTGTAACTATTGATGTTAGTAGCACCTCTGTATCGTGCCGATGCACAGATGTTTAGATAGTCAATGAAGATAATATCGGCAGCAAAGTTCTTCTTCATCTTTAGTTCCTGCATCAGGGCACGGAAGTGTCCAGAGTGTGCAGAAGCAGTCGGATACTCCTTGACAATCAAATGTCCTGTAGTTTTTGCAGAAATCTTTGAGATCTTCTTTGAGAATACTTGTTCAGGGAGATCCTGTATATCTTGAATGTTGACATCAAGGAGATTAGCATCAATTCTTTCTGCAATCTTTTCTTCAGACATCTCCAATGTGATGTATAAAACGTTCTTTCCTTGAAGAAGAACACTAGCAGCAACGTGACACATAAACAAAGACTTACCAACACCTGTGCCAGCTAGAGCGATGTTGAGTGTCTTATCACTGAGTCCACCCGATGTAATCTTATTGAAGTAATCAAGATCAAAAGGAATTTTATTTTCAACTCGGTGATAATATGCGTAACGATCCTCCGAGTCATCAATGTAGTCATGACCTACATGCTGATCAAACCCTACCGCAAGAGCATCGGAAAGGATACCTGGGATAGCATCAGGAGAAAGTTTATCATCATTCCCATCAGCAACTTGAATACTCTTGATCAGAGCAAGGTATATTGCCCTATCCTTACACCACTTTTCAGTAGTATCAAGTAACCACTGAGAGTTAGATTTCTCCTCCAAATCTAAAGAAGAAACTAACTGCTCAATCATCTGAAACTCTTCTTGAGTAACATCTGTTCGAGACTCTATCTCAATGTGAATTGCTTCTTTTGTTGGAATAGTATCGTATTTTGTTAGATACTCAGCAACCTGCTGATACACTACGCGATCAGATTTCTCCTCAAAGTAATCCGGTTCAATGAACGGAACAACTTGTCGAGCATACCCTTCATCGTGTACCAGATTCCTAAGAATTGATAGTGGTACTCGTTCCATGTACTAGGTTCCGCTGCCATAAGTAAATTCTTTCTTTGCTGCCTCATCAAGTTGTGCCATCAACTCT